GGCAAACATCAACAACGCACTAAATTCCTTAAAGATTAATACAGGAGGAACTTTAGGGAATGTTCAAATATCCGTTTCTACAACAGTGAATCCTGTAGGATATTATTATAACCCAATTAATGGTCACTTTTATAGACCAATATCTGCGGGAAACACGTATACAGGTGCAAGAGCAGCATCACTATTAACTACATTCAAAGGACAAACGGGATATTTGGTAACAATTACTTCGGCAGATGAAGATGCATTTATTTTCAACAACGTTCCTCAATCTCAAATATGGTTTGCATTAACTGATGAATCAAGTGAAGGACAATGGAGAATTGATGCAGGACCTGAAAAGGGAACTTTAATCAAAACATCAAACGGACAAACTACAGGAAATATAGCTGGTCAGTATAATAACTGGGCATCAGGTGAACCAAACAATAGTGGTAATGAAGATTATGCCGTAACAAAATGGAATGGTTCTCAATGGAACGATTTACCTAATAACTTTAATAATCCTTATGTAATTGAATATGGAACTTGGACTAATCCGCAAGACCAAACATTTACAGGATTTTATGTAGCCAATACAACTAATCAGGTTTCTCTTGGATCAATTTCAGGAACAATTTCTGTTCCAACTCTGACAACATATCCAACAATATCTTTGTTTAGGGTGGTAAATGACTCAGACGTGTTTGTTGAAACCAAAACAGTTACTTCGAATGGATATTATACTTTCAGTATCCCTTTCCAAAATTCAACTTATAAATTGGTTCCATCCTTAGATGTGGATGGTATAACTTCGAACGATTTCAATCTTGTTTATGACGAATGTAGAAATATTAATACCCCACCAAATACAACGTCAGGTTTAGTTATGACAGGAACCAAACAATGGAAAGCAGCAGATGTTAATAAGAACGGAAAATTGGATTTAGGCGACGCATATTTGGTTGCATCACACATCACTAATTTTATACCAATCACTGAAGTTCTATGGTTCAATGCCACAGATTATAATAATATAACAAGACTTAATTTTGGGACAATAAATCCTGTAACATCTTTCACTATTAACATTGGAACATCAAGTGTTGTTCAGAATATAAAGTATTGTATTTTAGGTGATGTAGACCTGTCGCACTCTTCTCAATAAAATTATATTTATAAACATAACCCAATACCTATGAAAAACTTATTTTTGATTTTCGCAATGGTTCCCATGTTAGCAATCTCACAAATCTCCAATTGGAGAACTAACCCACCTCAACAACAATCAACACCACAAAGGTCTACCCCATCAACACAACCATCAGTTCCACAAAGAAACGATGTTAGTAATTGGAGAAATGACCCACCAAAAAATAATATACAACCACAACCAAGACCAGGTTCAAATATAATAATCAGAGACCCATACTGGAATAACTATGGACAAGGATGGAACAACTGGGGATGGAATAGATGGGATATGTGGGGAGCACCCAATTTTGGATGGAATTATTGGTCTCCAATGCCATATTGGAACGATTGGGGTTATAGACAACCTGCAAGAATTTATGTTTATGATAATGGTAAAAGAGATACTATTAGAGGAAAAAAACCTATCATAAGTTTTGGTATTCAAAAAACAACAGATAGACAAATTGGTGGATTCTTTACAATTGGTAACAAAGGATATTTCATAACAGAATATAATTTCACACATGATAGGTCAACTTTTTATCCACATGGAAGATTAGACCTCGTTGATTTTCCACTTGTTGATGATTTAGTTAAATTAAACTCATTTTATGTTGGTTTTGGGAAAAGAGTTAAAAGAACGGGAGTTCATTTTATGGTGGGTAACGTTAACGAGATTGTAAGATATCGTGGAAAAGATGATGATGGTTACATAACATTCCCAAAATATTCAAATCGTTTTACAACAATAAAAATAGGGGCTTTACATGATTATAAAAATTTTACAATAAAAATGGATTACGACCCAATTATTAGTAATGGTACTTTTGGTTTAGGTATTAATTTTTAAAATGAAAAAATATATTATCTCTCTCCTAATATTATTTTTTTGTAGTGAGTCGTTTGGTCAAACCATAACACAAACATATATTGATCCGTGTGATCAAAAGGTATATGTGGTTATTATTCCATTCGGACAAAACTCAACCGTTGCTGTTATTAGAGGTAAATCTAAAATTGTAACATTAGCAGATATCAGTAGTGGTGCGTTTCAAACATGGGTTAATAGTATATTTGCAACACCATGTTCAACACAAGACGATGCAATTTTCTTAGCTCAACAAGCGGCAGCAAGGGCTGCGGCTGATGCTGCGGCAAGGGCGGCGGCAGATGCTGCGGCGGCTGCGGCGGCTAAAGCTGCATCAGATGCTGCGGCGGCTGCGGCGGCTAAAGCTGCATCAGATGCTGCGGCGGCTAGTGCTGCGTCAGCCGCAAGTTCATCTGCAAGTGGAGCAGCATCGTCAGCTGCGAGTTCTGCAGCATCGTCAGCCGCAAGTTCATCTGCAAGTGGTGCAGCAAGTGGTGCGGCATCATCTGCCGCAAGTAGTGCTTCAACGCCCCCACCAGTAAGTACTCCACCACCGGCAAGTAGTTCTTCATCACCTCCACCAGCAAGTAGTTCTTCATCAAGTAGCGGTTCATCATCTTCAAGTAGTGGTGGTTCATCATCGTCAGAAACTAAAACCGAGACTAAAACCGAGACTAAAACAGAAGAAACTAAAACTGAAACTAAAACTGAAAGTAAAACAGAAGAAAAGAAAACAGAAACTAAAACTGAAGAGAAAAAAGAGGAGTCTAAAACCGAGGAAAAGAAATCGGAAGAAAAGAAAGAAGAAACCAAAAAAGAGGAGGAGAAAAAGAAAGAAGAAGAAAAGAAGAAGAAAGAGGAAGAAAAGAAGAAGAAAGATGAGGTAACAAATCCACTATTAATGTCTTCTGACTTAACAACATCTCAAATGCCCGATAATAGATATTTGGTATCGATATCAATGGGTGTAAGTAAATCATCTATGGCGGGTGATGAAAGTTATAGTTCAGGTATGGTGGTGAATAGTGATTTAAGTCAAATAGTATTAACGGGTGGTTACACTAAAATGGCAATGAAAAAAGATGGTAATTTAGATGCGATACATTCATATGGAACAGCATTTGCTTATCTTGCTGGTAACTATATGAATTTGTTAGGTTATACTTGGATTAAGCCAACACCTAAAAAAGGAACATTTGGTTATAATGTTGGTATCATTAATTTATTCCTTAATAATGGAAAAGGATATGATTATAATGTAGCATCTTCAGCAATCGCATTTTGGACGAAGCCATATGTTTATTCAAAAAAACTTACAGTATCACCGCAGGTGTTTACTATGTTTTCACCAATAGCTTGGAATAGTACAAACGGAGAAACGACAGTTAATAGACATATGGGATTTTTATTGGGGTCATCATTTGATTATAAAATAACTAAACGTTTTGGATTTAGTTTCAATTATAAATTGGGAGGTAATACCAAACCAGGTTCCCCATTCTTAAGTAATTTTCTTATTGGGTCAAGAATGATGTTATAAAAAAATCCCCATTGATAAAAACCAACGGGGACATGACAAAAATAAATGTACCTCTCTCCTGATACATTTAAATTGTAACTAATATTTTTTCATTAGTCAAGTCTTCGTATAAATTTTTTATTTCAGCACATTTTTCGTAATCTTCGATGCTCTCAAAAAAAGGAATAACATCTCTAGATAATACGATTGTTTCGTTTCTATTAAACTTAAATTCTGTGTCCCATTCTAAACCTTGAATGATAGCCTGAACATATAGGGACAGAACACGTTTTTTGGTTTCTTTAAACCCTTTAAAGACCTCGACAATGTTTTCATATATCGATTGCTTATTAATGTCATAAAAGTCATTAAAATCGGTATACTTACCTTTAATGTGCATTGTTTTGTAGGGTGTTTTTGTTTTTGATGTGTATGACATGATTATTTTGTTTAAGGTTATAAAGATAAATAATAATTCGGAATAAAAAAATTATTTTTTGTTACTTCTATCCCATTTTGCTTTTCTAGCTTCGGGAGAGAGTACCATTGGTGTATCAATTGTGTGTTCAATTTTAACTCTAATACAGGTTTGAGGTAAACTACAATTCATTAAATAATTATTAATATAACCCATCATATTAGCACTACCAATTGGATTAGCGGAGTGAACATAAATTTGGGGTAAAGGTATTTTTTTACTCATACTTTCCGCCACTAAAAACTTACAACAATCATATCCCGTTTTCTCACCAACTATATTGTCATAATTTAACACATAATTATTTTTTACATTTGTATAGTATTCAACCATAGACTCATCACCTAAATCATGGTCTAACGAAATAACATCAAAATTTTCTAATCCATATAGCCTAATGGTAGAAACAAAATGTTCATAATTTCTTACAATAACCCAATCAGTTCCAATTGGTGTTCTAACATCGTCTAAGTATAATCTTTTTTTCTCAGTTTTCATCTTTCTTAAATGGTTTTGAATATTCCGGTTTAACTATTTTCCAAATTATGTCGTCAACTTTTTGATTATTTCCATTCCACATTGCGAACATAATTGCATGTAAAACTTTTTGTTGTTTATTTACAAATTCAGCAAATTCTTTTTTAGATGGTTCAGGGTCTCTGTCACCAAATTTCCCATATCTAAAACCATCATGTAATTTACCCGCTCGTTCTCTTAATTGATAACATGCGTATTTTAAATCTCTGATTGTGGTTTTAACCCAATCATTAAATTCATCTGGAACCTTTTCAAGTAACTCATCAAATGGTTTATTATCTTTTAGATATTCCCATATGTCACGATTAGATATGTTAGTTAGAATTTTGTGAAGTCTAACATATTCATCTCCTTTTATTTTCATTCGGAAACCATTCTTGAATTTTATTACGTAACCTTCTTTATCTTTAGATATTTCTTCTTTTAATAAGTCGTATGTTTCACCCCAAGTTTTATATGTCATCACAACTTCAAAACCCGAGTCCTGTGTCCAAAACAAACTACTATCGGGTATTTCTTCACCAGTTTCAGTATGAATAGCTCCAAGGACAACTAATTTTTCTTCTCCTTTATAATCAACCACAATTCTATTTTCAGGATAAATAATCTCAAACAAATATGTGTTGTCTTTTCTCCACGCACTAATATCGTGTCTGTCAAGTATTTCTTTTCCTTTAATTGCTTGTGGTGATGTAAACGAACCTCGAGTTGCTAATATCCATTCACCTTTTGTTTTTGGTGTTGGGTCATAATATGGATTATCGTAATCAGGTAAATTGTTAGGGTCAAAGAACCTTTCCATACCTGTTTCATAATTGTTATTAAACCATATATTATATCTTCTCTCTTCACTTAATTCATATTTGTAATAAAAGAGAATACCTAACGAACCATCCATTTTTTCATAGACAACATAATCTTCATTAGGGATATCTTCTGGTTTATGTTCCTCGTAGTTAAAAAATTTCTTAAATGGTCTTGCAACAATATCACCTTTTGAGTTGGTTACCAATCCACGACATTGCAAAGTAATCTCATCCCATAATCTTTCGTACTGAACTTTTGGGGAATAATTCCAAATAGTTAAGTCAAGATTTGGGTGGGTTTGTTTGTGTAACAAACCATTTTCGTAATATTTTTCTAATGTAGTTAGCACAATTTTTGATTGGTGTTTTTTGTGGTGGGTTTATTGACTTAGTAAAAGATTCAATAAATTGACTCATCTATAATTTAATTTCAAACCTATTCTTCATTTGTTGAAGTTTATCTTTTGGAACTCCGTGAATATTTTCATTACCATGTCTATTCTCTACAATTATTGTATGAACTCTATAATTGTACCTTTCGGCCATTTTAAAATATTCATCCATTTCCCATTCTTGTGTAAATGTATTTGCAACCACAATTCTCACCTTTTGTTGTCTCATTCTTTCGGAACACCTAAATTGACAATAGTTGTGAGCTTCTTTTAATTTTGTTGGGTCAAAATTATATTCACCATTTTCACCCTCAAAAAAATCATCCGCAGACAATATTTCTTGTGGGTTGTTATTTGGTTGTTGTAATATAACATTAGCGAATGTTGTTTTACCCGAACCCGGAACACCTCTAAGAAGTATTAAATCACCTTGTTTTTCTGTATTTGTATCCATTGGAGAGAGATTTAAAAAAAATTAAAAATGGGGGTCGAAGATTAATCCGACCCCTAATTCTTATTTTACAGCTGAACTGTCTGCTGGAATTTGTGCAGTTGTTGAATCTGTTGCGGTAATTGAAGTAGAATCTACTTGAGTTGCCGTTGAGTCAGTTGTTTCTTTTGAGGTTGACCCTGAACCACATGCTGATAGTGTTAATACAACACCAAGAGCTAAAATAAATGTTACTTTTTTCATATACTGTAAATATACGAAAAACATTTGGTAACGCAAAATTTAATAAAAAAAACCCCAACGAGTTGTTGGGGTTTAAGGTCTTTCGGTGGGTTCAACCCCACTTACTTATAAAAAACGAAAAGGTAATCGACAAAGAGAACCTTCATTGATATAAATATATATAACTTTGAGTAAAAGTAAAGTATTTATAACATTTTTTTCACAATTGTTAATTTTTCGTTTTTATATTTTAAAATAATCGGTAAATTCTCAATAATATTACCCTTTAAGATTTCCTCACTTAAGAAATCTTCACATAAATTTTGAATGATACGTTTCAAAGGTCTCGCTCCGTATTCTTCTTGAGTGTTTAATTCAAAAATTTTATCGATAACAGTTTTATCAAACGTAACAATGTAATTTTTATCTACTAAACGGGAATTTAACTTACCAATTTCAATATCAATAATTTTCTTTAGTGATTCTTCATTTAACGAGTTAAACAAGACAATATCATCAATACGATTTAAAAATTCGGGATTAAATTGTTGCTTCAATGATTTTTGAATCATAGTTTTCTTCACTTCATATTTTTGTGTTTCACTTGATGAAGTACTGAAACCAACACCACCACCAAACTCAGATACTTTTTTAGCACCGATATTAGATGTCATGATAATCAAACAATTAGTAAAATTAACTTTTCTACCAAATGAATCGGTTAAATGACCTTCATCTAAAATTTGTAATAATAAATTGAAGATATCTTTATGTGCCTTTTCAATTTCATCAAATAAGATAACGGAGAAAGGATTATTCTTAACCTTTTCAGTTAATTGACCTCCTTCATCATAACCAACATAACCCGGAGGAGAACCGATTAATTTGGATACATTGTGTCTATCCATAAATTCACTCATATCAACACGAATGATTTTATCGGGATCACCAAATAATAAATTCGCAAGGGACTTAGCTAAATGTGTTTTACCGACACCTGTGGAACCTAAGAAAATAAATGAACCGATTGGTTTGTTGGCATCTTTAATTCCCACACGATTACGTCTAATTGCTTTTGAGATGCTTAATATTGCTTCATCTTGACCAATAACCTTTTCTGATAATAGGGTTTCCATCTTTAATAACTTTTTAGTTTCGTTAGAATCTAATTTAGTGATTGGTACACCCGTCATTTCAGATACAATAGTATAAACATCATCAATAGAAACAGGAATTTTATTATCCTTTTGTTTTTCCATCCACTTGGACTTCTCAACCTCAAGTTTATCTAAAATTTTTCTTTCTTCATCTCTAAGTTTTGCCGCTTGTTCGTAATTCTGATTTTTAACAACAAGAATCTTTTTTTCTTTAATCTCATCAGCTTGACCTTTTAATTTTTCAATTGTATCGGGAGCACGTAATGAAATCCTTTTTTCAGATCCTAACTCGTCAATAACATCAATAGCCTTATCGGGAAATTGTCTATCAGTAATATAACGACCCGATAATTTAACAATCGTGTCAATCACACCATCCTCATATTGTACTTTATGGAAATCTTCATATGAAGTTTTGAGGTTATTTAAAATTTCAATGGTTTCCGATTGAGTTGGTTCTTTTAAAATTACTTTTTGAAATCTTCTAACTAAAGCAGAATCTTTTTCAATGTGTTTCTTAAATTCATCGAATGTGGTTGCACCGATACATTGAATCTCTCCTCTAGCTAATGCGGGTTTCATAATATTAGCCGCATCCATTGCTCCACTGGCATTTCCTGCACCTACCATTGTGTGTAACTCATCGATGAATACAATAACATTGTGTGCCTCTTGTAATTCATTTAAGATTGCTTTAATCCTCTCTTCAAATTGTCCTCGATATTTTGTTCCCGCAACTAAAGAGGTTAAATCTAAAGAGACAATTCTTTTGTCAAGTAGATTTGTGGGACAATCTCCTTTTACAATCATTAATGCGAGTTTTTCAACTAATGCTGATTTACCAACACCAGCCTCTCCAACAACAACTGCATTATTTTTCTTTTTACGAGAAAGAATTTGTGCGATTCTTCTCACTTCTTTATCCCTTCCCACTACAGGGTCAATCTTTCCTTCTTCCGCGAGTTTAATTAAATCGCGAGAAAAATTATCTAAGATTGGGGTGGTTGAACCTTTACGTCCCCTTTTAGGGTTTGTCGTTGGTCCGTCTTCAAAAAAATCTACTGCCATACTATTTTTACGTTTAGTTTCTACAAACATAACACATTTCATTCTAAAAAACAAATAAATGTCAAAATGTCTAAAAAAATGTCTAACGAATGTCTAAATGTCAGTTTTAGACGTTTGGTTTGCAATTTGTAAAATGAAAAATTAATAATATGTAAAATAAAAAAAACAAAACTATGATTACATTATTTAAAGACCCGTTTTTTAACACTTTTGATAAAGTGTTTGATGAAGCCTACTTGAAGGTGGATAACAGAATTAACTCTAACATTACCACAACAGAAGATGGTTATAAGGTCCTATTATCGGTTCCAGGACTTTCTAAAGATGATGTTAAAATATCATTAAAGGAAAGTAAATTAACCATATCACATGAAAAAGAGGGTGATGAATTCACATTTACTAATTCATTTAAAAAATCATACAACGTACCTGATGATGTTGATGAGAAAAATATTGTAGGTGGTGTGGAAAATGGAGTAATTGAAATTATTCTACCTAAAAGTAAAAAGAAATCAGTTGAAAGGTTGATTTCACTTAACTAACATTGAACCCTCGATTTATCGAGGGTTTTTTATTTGATATTTATTATGTATATTATAACATTAAAAATATCAAATATGGCAATTATATCAGAAACAATTAATGGAAAGGTAATTGATGTTATAATCAATTCATCTAATTTAAAGACAGCATCTTTCAATACCGAAACGGAAGACTTAACGGTAACTTTTAACAATGGTGCTATTTATGAGTATAATAAAGTTCCTTGGAATAAGTTCACTAAGTTTAGACTTGCTGAATCACAAGGAAAATACTTCAACGAGAATATCGCCAGAAGTCATAAGTACATAAAGAAAGGATGAGTTTATTTGAAGAATTAATTGAAGATAGGGGTGAGGACGAAAAAATCGTAGGTTCTTTTAAACCTAAAGATTCACTATCTGACCAAATATTTGAGGTTAGTGGTAAATCTTTTTCTATGCGAGACGATATAAGAAAAAGATTACTAGTAATAACAAATGATTTCGTGGACTCTTTGAATGTTGATGTGTTTATACATGATATCGTATTAACGGGGTCACTTTCTAACTATAATTGGTCACAATATTCTGACGTTGATTTACACATTCTTATAGATTTTGATAGTATCAATAAAGATAAAAACTCATCGTCTTTTCATGCAATATTGAAAGAATTTTTTGATGCTAAGAAAAACGTATGGAACGAAAAATACGACATCAAAATAAAGGGGTATGATGTTGAAATATACGTACAAGATGTTAATGAGGAACACATTTCATCTGGTGTTTATTCTATTTTAAATAACGAATGGGTTATTGAACCTAAAAAGGAACAGGCTAATATTGACGATAGAAAAATATTAGAAAAGGGTGAAGAGTACGCAAAAAAAATAGATAGACTTATTAAATTAGGTAGTAAAAAAGACGTAACTTCAGATATTGAAACACTAAGAAGTAAAATTAAAGAGTTTAGACAAAGTGGTCTTGAATCAGGAGGAGAGTACTCATATGAGAACTTAACCTTCAAATTACTTCGAAGAAACGGATATATAGAGAAACTTTTAAAACTAAAAACGGACATTTCAAACAAAAAATTGTCCATAACACAATAAAGAACCTTATTTTTTTCCCTATATCTATGTATTTATAGGATAAGAATAAGTTTATCTTAATATAAAAACAATGGCAGACATCAAACCTCTAGGAAGTGAGAAGCTTAATGGCGACGAGAAATTAAAAAGAATTCTCGAATTAACTTACTTTAATCAAAATAATAAAAAGTCTTCTTCTGTAAAACCAGAATTAGTAAAGGAATCCACAACGGGTGGATTTTTTGGTATCGTTAAAGAAAAAGACGGATACTACGTTAAAAGAGGATTAAATGAATCATCACTTGATTATATTGGTGGTATGTTCATGAAAAACAAAAACAAATTTTCATCATACTCTGAAGCGTTTAAAAGATTAGACCTATTAAAAGGACAGGAAGAATTACAAGAGGCAACGAAATACGTTTTAAAACCAAGTTCACCTAAAAGTGAATCTCCTATGAGTGATCCGGCAGCAAACGCTCCTATACCTACGCCAGCTGAAGAACCGGCACCTGAAGTACCATCTGAAGAACCATCACCTGAAGTACCAGCTGAAGAACCAGCACCGGAAGCACCTGTAGATGGTGAAGACGATGCATCAGGAAAAAGATCAAGTTACATGGCGGAAGTACAAAAATTTGCAGGTAAGTTAGGTCAAGAATTAAGAGACCAACACGAATCAATGGAAAGTGATGATATAAAATATGTTCTTAATATGATTATTTCTGCTGTTAATTTAGATAAGTTAGAAGATGATGATATTGAAGATATTGCTAAGAAATTTGAACGTGACGAAAAACAAGATGGCGAAGAAGTTCCTTCTGAAGAGCCGTCACCTGAAGATGAGGTATCTGCGGAAGAACCTGTAGATTCTGAAATTGGTGAAGGATATGACACAACAATGGATGCGTTAGAAAATTTTATAAACTCTTCGTCGGATTTTGATACTGAAGAGACTAGTTTAGCGGATTATGCTGATTTAGAAATGGAGGAAGATGTTAATGTAGACTTTTCTGAAAATGTTCGAGTAGACTTTGGTGAAGATAGTCATCCAATAGAAGAACCTATGGATGAGGAAGTTGAGTTAGATTTGGAAGAAATGAAAAAGGAGATTAACAATAGTATTCAAACAACATTAGGAAAATATTTCAAATAATGAAGTTAATCTATATAAATGAAATTGGTTCAGACTATAAAGGTCAAAAACAATACGAATTCATTTTTAGTGAGAGTACAGAAATAGATATGGATGAATGGTTTGTTATCCCATCCTCCTCAACATCTCAACCAAAATCACCTGAGGTGGAATACGTTGATTTAGTTGGATTATTAAAAGATACCGATTTACATTTAGAATTAATTCAAGACTCCGATTATTTCGGAGTTATTGATGCAGTAGATGGTGTAGTTGCGTTGGGATGGGAAAAATTTAATTTTGATTCCGAATTTGAGAGAATATCATTTAAATTTGGTGAATCATTAGAAAGTGTAACAAAAAAATTAAAACAAAGAGAATATCTTTTAATAAAAGAAGAATTAAAAATTAAAGAATCATGAAAAGGTCAGAATTAGTTAAGATGTTAATAAGTGAGGGTATGTCTGAAAAAACGTTAGTTAATTTCAGCGATAAACAACTTTCTGATTTACATGAAAGAATGGTTATTGATGCTGAGAAATTAAGAGATCCCAAATTACAAGCAATTGCGAACGACCCAAATATTGAAGTTGAGGTAAAAGAGGACTTAAAAGGTAATCAAAAGAAATTAGACAAGAACCACAATGGTAAAATTGATGGACAAGATTTTAAAATATTAAAGGGTCAAAAGAAAAAAAAATCAGTTAAAACAGATACAAAAGACAAAGAAGTTAAAGAATGGGTTGAATCTTTAGCGGAAAATAACTATCATAGTTTCACATCTAAAAATGAAATTATGGAAATGATACAATTTAAATTACAAGAGGCGGGTCCAAACGTTAATATTGGACATAACGATGTTCCTGAATTTATGACCTATGAATCTTCATCAGATGGTGATGTTGAGACAAAACCATCTAAACCAAAGGTTACGCCAGGTACAAAACCGAAACCTCATAACCCAAATCAACCGGGTCCATTTACAAAACCAAAACCAAAAGCTGAGAAAAGTAAGGTTTAAATTAGGTATTATAAGAAATAAATCTTATATTAGCCTTAATATAATTTAAACGTATGGCAATGAATTTCTCAAGTGTTGATAGACCCGATAGAGGTTTACAACATAAATTAAAAAATGAAGACACTTCATTAACTAAAATACCTATGCCAATTTGTGAAAATTCACAAGAACAAAACTTTCAAGAGTTATTGGCATCAGAAAGATATCAAGAAGTTATATCTAATGTTAATCATTATTTAGGTCCACATTATCCAAATAAAATAAATTTAAATAACAAATCACAATATAGTGAATTCTCCTCATTTATGATGAGATCTCACTTTGAGATTATTAGAATTGAAAGGAATGTTAGACCCGAACTGGAACAATTAGCAATCAAATTAGTTATGAATGAATTTCATATACCAAAAGATTCAATTCAATGGGATGTAAAAATTGTTGATGGTAGCAGTATATCTACGGATAATTTTAATATGGATGATGAAGAAACTATCCAAATACCTCAGGTTGATTTAGATAATGAGATTGATGGTGATTTTGAAAGATTAAATTTAGAAAGAGCTAAACGAAGATTAATTAATGCAATTAGTCAGGGAGCATCTAAAAAAGGTCATTATTCGTATCATTTGGTTAGTGAGGAGATTTTAGATATAACTAAAAGTGAAACTATTTTAGATTTATATGGTGTTATGATGTCAATAAATGACACGACTTATTGGCAATTTCCTGATATATTTTTGTCACAAATGGGTAAATCGGGACAAGTTGCTGGCACCGAAGAAATTGAACAAGGGGAACCACCAATCATTAAAGTACGAGCACAGAATTTTCCTGTTGCCGTTCATGAATGTATAAAAGGTTATTTAGAATTACTTGCAGTACACGGAAGACCAAGAGATGAAAATGGTGATTTTGATGAGGAGTTATGGAATAAGGTTTCAGGTTATGAAGACACTATGGACAAAGAAATGTGGGATTTAAGATTAGGACCATCAATATGGAATAGAGTAAGAGGTATGTTACCCGATGAAGTTGTTATTGATGAAAATGAAGAAGGTTTACAATCATATTTTTTATCTAGCCTTTACACATTAGAAGCTAAAGAGTTTTTAACAATGATGAAAGAAGTAATAGGAAAGACTTCAAAAGGTGAAAAAATGATTAAAGATTATTATGATTCCATTAGGAAAGATATTAATAAAAATTACTACGATGATAGTATGTCAACATATGACGATGACGATGAATAATTGAAAAGGTGGTTTTAACCACCTTTTTTTGTATTTATATATATGAATAGTAGAGCAGAACAATTAATGGAGTATGCTAAGATTATAAAAGATACCCCATATGCACTTAGAACGTATTTACAGACATTTGATAATACACAGAAGAAATATGTCCCAATGGACTTATTTGAAGACCAAATTCAACTAATACAGGACTACGAAGATTACAACGAAAATATTACAAGAAAATATAGACAAGCCGGTGTTACAACAGTAACGGCTGCTTGGTTATCAAAAAAATTACAATTAGCAAAACCAGATAATCCTGAGAGAGTTCTACTTATTGCAAACAAACGTGATACTGCGGTGGAGATGGCTAATAAGGTTAGACATTTCTTAGAACAATGGCCTGAATGGATTAATGTTGGGTTCTCACCCGATAAAAACTCAGAAAGTAGATTTAGATTAAACAATGGATGTGAGGTTAAGGCGGTTGCAACATCAGCGGATGCCCTTCGTGGTTACACACCTACCATACTTGTATTTGATGAGGCGGCATACATTGAAGCGGGAGATGATTTTTGGGCGGCCTCTATGGCGTCCCTATCAACGGGTGGTAAGATTATTCTTATCTCAACTCCAAATGGTTACGACCCCATCTATTATGGTGTTTACGACCAAGCATTACGTGGAATCAATGATTTCCATATAACCGATTTAAGATGGTTTAAAGACCCTCGTTACACCAAAGATTTACGTTGGATAAAATGTCAAGACATCTGTCATTACATGTTAAATAGAGAACAATATAATGATGATGAAGTTGTTCTACATGATTTTGACATGAAAGAATATCTAAAACTTTTAGAAGACGGTTATAAACCATTTTCATCTTGGTTTGAGTCAATGTCTAAGAAATTTAAATATGATAGACGTAAGATAGCTCAGGAGTTGGAATGTGATTTCTTAGGTTCGGGAGATGGTGTTATTCCTGGCGATATTCAAGAG